TTTCGCGCGGGCTGACGGCACGATCGCGGAGGTAACGCTCGGATCTCGGCACACGGTGGACGGCGTGGATCTGGGAGCATGGACGCTTATGGAGTGGCCCGGAGTGGTCGGAGACGGACCAGGCAGCCACGAGACGCGAGTGATGCCGGGCGCCGGGAAGGGATCTGACCCATGGCCGAGGTGATGGCTTCCTGCGAGAAGTGCGGCGCGTTTCTTCCCGCCTGCGCCCACGTCATGGCGAACGGGCTGGTGTCTCTCAACCCCGATCCACAGCTCAAGCACTGGGAGGAGTCGCAGGGCTGCCGAGGCCACTACGGAATGATGCACGTCAGCCACCTCCAGCAGGCGGCCGACATGGCGAAGTCGGTCATCACGGCACGCAAGGAAGCCAAGAAGAGTGCGTGGCGACGCCTGCGAGAGTGGTTCCTAGGTCCCTTCTACCGCTGGCAGATGGGTCGCTACCTGGATCGGCTGGACGAGTAGGGCCCGGTGGCGGCCGAGCCATCAGCCGATCCCGATAAGTTCCAAGAGGCGATCCGCGCGCACCGCCGCAAGGTGCCCATCACCGATCCCGCCTTCCGCGCGCTGACCGAGGCCGAGAGGGAACGAGCCTTCTGGGTAGCAGGCGTCACCCAAGGGGAGGCGGTGCAGGAGATCTTCGACGCCATCGATCGGGCGATCGAACACGGGACCACCCTGGAGAAGTTCAAGGAGGACGTGGGGCAGCGGCTGGTGGAGGCGTGGGGCGGGGAGGATGCGGCTAGGACCGAAACGATCTTCCGCACGAACACGATGAGCAGTTACAACGCCGGCCGGTACGAGGTGTTCAGTGACCCGGCGGTGAAGGCGGCGCGCCCCTACTTGCGCTTCGACGCAGTCGGGGACAGCCGGACGTCGGACATCTGCGAGGCGCTGGACGGGAAGGTGCTCCCGGCGGATGACCCATTCTGGCGGACCCATTCGCCGCCGCTGCATCACCAGTGCTTTCCTGGGGAGACCCCCGTTCTCTGCCCTGATGGGTGGCGCGCTATACAGACCCTTGGGCCAGGATCAGATGTGATCGCGCACGACGGTAGGCCGCGTCGGGTCCTGCGCCGGCTCGCGCGTTCGTTTTCGGGTGTGCTGGTTGCCGTGCGCGGGCCGTCCGGGCAGATCGCGTACCCAACGCCAAATCACCCGCTCGGAACCAAACGGGGATGGGTCGCGGCCGAGCGCTTGAACGTCGAGCGCGATCGCCTCTGGGTACTTCAGGACGCCACCCCTGTACCTGACTACGCGATAGCCGGCGGCGATTGCGGCATCCTCCATCCGGCGGTCGTTCGCGGCCTTGACAGGGGCGCCGTGCCATTGGCCCCCGTCCAACTCGACCACCAGCATCAGCGAGGGCACTCCGATGTCAACGTTGTGAGTGTCGATCGGCATCGCGACCCTGTGAGCGATCCCCATCGCATGCAGCGCGGCAGATACGGCGGTCTCATTGGGGCTGCGAGGGACGCCCTCTCGAGCGGCGGCGCGACGCTGGAGTTCATCGTGGCTGCGCTTGCTTCCGCGTACCGCCTTGTTGGCAGCGGTGGCTTGAGCCTTCCTGGCAGCGCCGTCCATGCGGGCGTAGCGGCGGGCGTTGTCTTCGGCGATCGTCCGCGCCCTCACCTTGGCGTCTCGAAGCACGCGCAGGATCGCCTCGCGGCTGCACCCGTAGCGCTTGCCGATGGAGACCGGGGTGTCTCCGTCGAGATAGAGGTTGACGATTTCCTTCTCCGGCAGGGGCAAGGTGGGACGTGGCATGCCATCAGCGATAAGCGCATCGACAGTTGGGGGCGTAATTTCCGGGGCGAGGTTTTCAACTTGGAAGTAGAGGGATCCCCTACGTACATTGCGGGCGGGTTTCTGGTTCACAACTGCCGCTCGGTCCTGACCCCCCTGGACCCCGACGAGGCCCGGGAGGAAGGCGTCACTCGCGGTGCACCCGACACAGGTGGCGCCACGCCTGACGATGGGTTCGGCCGCCCGCCCACCCAGGAGCGCGCCACGCCCGACCTTGAAGGCTTCGACCCAGAGATCGCCGCCATCCTCCGCGACCGCTTGAAATAGCGGGGCGTGCGGGTCAACCGCGCTTACTGGAAGCCGTCCAGCGCTTCGGCACCGTGGGGTTTGCCACGATGCCCTCCCCGAAGCGGATGACCAAGAACGCGCTGGCGGCCCTCGCCTCCACGGCGGTCGATCTGTCAGGGAACGACCCGCCGAAGGAGTTCCGCATCTTCGAGGGAGGCGTCGTCAAGACGACCAAGGGCGAGTTCCTGTTCGATGCCCAGGCGGCCGAGTCGGTCATGGCCGCGTACCGGCAGCACGGCGTCGACCTGACCATCGACTATGACCACCACAGCCTCTCCACCGCACAGGGGGTGAAGGCGATCTCCGCCGGGTGGTTCCAACTCGAACTCCGGGACGGCGATCTGTGGGCGGCCAACGTCCGCTGGAACCCGCCCGCCGTCGAGCACTTCGCGAAGGGCGAGTACCGCTACTTCAGCCCGCTCTTCGACTACGAGCGGGCCTCGCTCCGCATCACGAACCTCATCAACAACGCGCTCACGAACACCCCGGCGATGGACGGGATCGAGGCCCTGATCGCGGCCTCCGCAACCACAGGAGACAGCACCATGAACGAGGAAGAGATCAAGAAGCTCCTGGCCAAGGTCGCCGCGCTGGAGACGAGCGTCTCCGACAAGGACCGCCAGATCGCCACCCTGCAGGGGCAGACCGCGACCGCCGCCCTGGCCACCACCGTGGGACTCGCGACCACCGCCAAGGATGGTGACGTCCAGGCCGCGGTCACCGGGCTGGTGCGCTTCCAGGCATCCGTTCTGGAGGTGCTGGAGAAGAAGGACCCGGCTACCGCGCTCGGCGCCCTGACCGCCCTCAAGGAGAAGGCCGGCGAAGTCGCCGCCCTGCAGACGAAGGTCAAGGAGGCGGAGATCGCCGCCCTGTCCGCCGAGTGGAAGGGGTACCTCGACGAGCTCGGCACCAAGGGCAAGGACGGGAAGTACCTGGAGCCGTCGAAGCGGACCGCCGCGGAGAAGCTGGCTCTCACCATCGGGGGAGGGGAGCTGACCCGCAAGGGGATCGACGGCGCCAAGGAGTACGCCGTCGAGATGCTGAGCGGCCGCACTGGTGGCACGCACACCCAGATGCCGGGCGCGCTCGGGCTGTCTCCCGAGCTCAACAAGATGCTCGAGGTCCAGGGCGTGGATCCGAAGCTGTTCAGCGATTTCGAGGCGAAGCGCCTGGCCGCGGGTGGCCGCTAACCGGGGCGAGTAGCCCTCTCAACCACGACAGCACGAAGGAGAAGCGAACATGGCAGCGCTCACCGCAGCTCGAAACACTCGGCAGATGGCGGACGTCGCGCGTTCGCCGATGTCCTACCTCCAGAAGGGATCGACCACGATCTACAAGGGATCGCTGGTCGTCCTCAACGCCGGCTACGCGGCTCCCGGGACCACCGCCACCGGCCTCATCGCCATCGGGCGCGCGAAGGACACCGTGGTCAATGCGGGGGCCGACGGCGCCACCAGCGTCGAGGTCGAGGAAGGGATCTTTCCGTGGGTCAACGCCTCCGGCGATCCCATCCTCGCCGCCAACGTCGGTGGCGTCTGTTACATCACCGACGATCAGACGGTGAACATCACCCTTACTGGCAAGTCCGTCGCTGGGCGCGTGGTGAAGCTGGAAACCGGGATCGCCTGGGTGAAGACCGTCCTGAACGGGATGACCTAGGCCGCGAGCGGCTGCAGGCACAAAGGGAAAAAGGAACAAGCACCATGGAAATCACGCCGGCAAACCTCACGGCCTACCAGAAGACGCTGAACTTCTCGTTCGTCACCCAGATGCTCTCCGCTCCGACGTACTGGGCGAAGATCGCGACGGAGATGCCGTCCTCGTCGGAGGGGAACGTCTACCCGTTCCTCTCCATGATCCCCGGCCTGCGCGAGTGGCAGGGCCCTCGGGTCATCAACAACGCGGCCCTGCGGTCCTACACCCTGCTGAACAAGCACTGGGAGGACACCGTCGGGATCGACCGCAACAAGCTGGAGGACGATCAGCACGGCTTCTTCGCTCCCCTGGTGGGCATGCTCGGACAGCACGTCGCGGAGTGGCGTGACCGCGAGCTGGCCCGCGTGGTCGAGGCTGGTACCACGGAGGTCTGCTGGGACGGGCAGTTCTTCTTCGACACCGATCACCCGATCGATCCGGACGGCCTGATCACCGGCTCCAACGTCAACAAGCTGGTGGGCGCCGGCTACGACATCGCGGTGGCCGACCCCCTGGTCCCCTACGCCGCGGCGAAGGCTGCCATGGCGCTGTGGAAGCGGGACGACGGTCTGCAGACCGGCACCATCCCCAACCTGCTGATGGTGCACCCGAACGAAGAGAAGTTCGCGAAGCAGATCAAGAACGCCCTCATCACCGCGCAGGCGGTCTCCTCGGCTGCGGCCGGCGTGTCGAACGTCTTCCAGGGGGACATCGACATCATCATCAACCCGTACCTGACGGTGACCTCCGGGAAGCCCTGGTACCTGATGAAGACCACCGCCCCGGTGAAGCCGTTCATCTGGCAGAACCGCAAGGCGGCCGAACTGGTGGCCCGCATGGACATCACCAGCGAGAACGTCTTCAAGATGCGCCAGTTCGAGTGGGGCGTGGACCTCCGCGGCGCTGCCGGGTACTCGTTCCCCGGCCTGTGCTTTCGGATGTCGTCCTCGTAGCAACGACGGCCTCGAACTGAACTGACGGCGGGGCCCTTTCTAACAGGAGGGGCCCCGTTCGTCGTACCTGGGATCCAAGGAGAAACCGCGCATGCAATACCTCATCACGAGTGCCCCCGCGCAGAGCTTCGGTCACGTCCGCAGGGCAGGGCGCAACTGGCCCAAGAACGGCACCCTCGTCGAGGTGATCGACGACGCCAAGGACCCGCAGACGCAGCCCAACGGCGGGCCTATGCTCATCGGTCAGGAGACCTGGAAGAGCCTCAAGGAAGACGTTCGCATCTTCGCCCGCCCCGCCGGTGACATCGAGGACATCGCCGCCCAGAGTGTGGCCCTCGTTCAGGCGACCGAGCGGATCAAGGCGCTGGAGGAGGAGAACGCCTCTCTCCGTGCGCAGCTCGCCGCTGCGTCCGCGTCCCCCGTCATCGGCACGCCCACCCACCAGCCCACGAAGGACGACGAGACGCCGCCGGCTCCCGCCCAGCAGATCCACGGCAAGGGCAAGAAGGGGTAGCAGCCCAGGCCGATGGCCTACTGCGTTCCAGAAGATCTCGGGCGCTTCGGCATCAACGCCGCTGCGCTCGAGGACACCCCGGCCGAGGACCAGATGGAGCCGGTCATCGACTCGTGGGCCGGTTACATGGACAGCTACCTGGGGAAGCAGTTCACGCTCCCCCTGCTGATCTACGGCAAGGAACTCACGAACTGCAACTCGGCCTTCGCTGCCAGGAACCTCCTCGACGTCAGGGGCCGGAAGCCCGGCGAGAACCCCGAGGACCAGGCGATCGACCTGGAGTGCGACCGCTGGCAGAAGTGGTTGGAGCAGATCGCCGCCGGCAAGGTGACCCCGGTCGTCACCCCTTCACCGTCGCCGACCACTGGCAGCACGACCCCTGGCGGTCCTCTCGTGATGAGCAACTACTCCCGGGGGTGGCAGGACGACATCGGGGCGGCAGCCAGCGGCATCCCGTTTGCGGGAAGGCGGCGCTTCTGATGCCGGTCATTGCCCGCGGGCTAGGCAACCTCCAGCGCTTCCAGCGGCAACTCGACACCGTATCCCGCGCGCTACCCAAGGTGGCGGAGCGGGTGGGGGTGGCGCTCGTCAAGGAAGTGATGGACGAGTTCCGCGAGAGCCGAGACCCCTACGGGACGCCGTGGGCACCGGTGCACAGGAACCGCCGACGGGACCGGTCCGCAAGAAACCGGCGCATCGCTCGGGGGCTGGCACCGAAGGCGGACAAGCCGCTCATCG